AATCACGATATAAACACAACTGGCGAAACGTACATCTACGCAGCATTTGCGGCAACAATTGATGAGGCAGCGATAAATGATTGTTTTGTTGACAGCCCAACCAACGCGGCAGAGCCTACAGACACGGGCATCGGCGGGGAAATTATAGGCAACTACTGCACGCTTAACCCTCTTAAAAAAGCAAACATTACAACGTCTAACGGCAATTTAGATTTTACGCATTCTGGTTCATCAGGCTATTGGCAAGCTGTGCTTTCAACAATAGGAATGTCATCTGGAAAATACTATTGCGAGTTTACATGCAAAGATTCAGATTCAGTTATTGGTATTGCCAAAGATAGCCATGCAATTGCAAACGATAAGTACGTTGGTAATGATCCAAATGGTTGGGGATACAACGGGCAAAATGGGTCAAAAATAAATAACTCAAGCGGTAGCGGCTATGGCAGCAGCTATACAAGTGGTGACGTTATCGGAATTGCTTTTGACGCTGATGCTGGCAATCTATATTTTTACAAGAATGGAGCAGTTCAAAACTCTGGAACGGCAGCTTATACAGGTTTGACAGATGGTCCTTATTTCTTTGCGTTCTCTTTAAGAGACACAGGAAACACACCAAGCGTAAACTTCGGCCAACGTGCCTTCGCCTATCAAAATGCTGGAACTAATCGTCCTAGTGCTGACTACAAGTCTTTAAACACCGCAAACTTACCGACCCCAACGATTGCGGATGGCAGTAAGTATTTTGATACATTGTTGTGGACCGGAGATGGCTCTACTAATCGTGCAATTACGGGATTGGAATTTAGTCCAGATCTTTGCTGGACAAAAGCAAGAAGTATCGGATTTGGTCATCGATTATGGGACACGGTAAGAGGTGCAACTAAACGTTTAGAGTCACACGCAACAACAGCAGAAGCGACTGAAACTAGCGGGGTTAAATCGTTTGACTCAAGCGGCTTTACTATCGGCAACGATGGCAATGTCAATCAAAGCAGTTATACGTTTGCAAGTTGGAATTGGGACGCCGGAAATGGCGACAAGACCTATGCAATCACAGTTGCAAATCCTGGCTCTGGAAACAAGTATTACGCCGATGGTGCTCAACAACCAACGCTGACTCTTGCAGAAGGCAGCACCTACAAGTTTGACCAATCACATAGTTCTAACGCTACACATCCTCTGCGGTTCTCTACTACTAATAACGGAACGCATGGCGGTGGATCAGAGTACACAACAGGTGTCACGACTGCTGGAACGCCTGGTAGTGCTGGAGCGTTTACGCAGATTGTGATCGCAGCAAGCGCACCAACGTTATATGCGTATTGCACGAATCATTCTGGAATGGGCTTCCAGGTGAATACAAGCGATAAGGGCGGAGCAACTAATTTAGATGGCACAATCGCGAGCCAGGTGATGGCGTCACCCGAAAGTGGGTTCAGTATTTGCACTTATACCGGAAATGGTTCTGGTGGAGCAACATTCGGCCATGGTTTGAATGCGGGCCTAGGCATGTGCATTATTGCTTGTCGCAATACAACAAATTATTGGGATACTTGGCACTCTGGATATTACGTTGCTGGAAGTAAAAATTATATAAGATTGCAGTCAACTGGAGCTGCAGGATACGCTTCCGATATGTTTGGAACGCCTACATCTTCGGTTGTGACTTTAGGGTCGTCCGGATCAATGAATGGGAGCGGCAACACTTACGTGGCCTACTGCTTCGCCCCCGTAAATTCATATTCATCCATGGGTAGTTATCAGGGCAATGGATCCGCAGATGGTCCCTTTATTCACACTGGGTTTAAAGTTGCATGGCTTCTTTTACGCAAGTATGACTCTGGCAACAACAATTGGTATCTTTACGATGTTGCGCGTGACCAAATAAATCCTGCGACCAAAGAACTGTTGCCAGACACAAGTAGCGCAGAAAATCCATACAACTTTGGCTTTGGAGACTTTTTAAGTAATGGTTTTAAAATCCGCACTACCGAAGGTTCAATAAACTCTAGTGGTGCTTCAGTTCTGTATGTCGCCTTTGCCTCTAATCCATTCGCCAGCAATGGCGGGCTTGCTCGTTAAACTTCGTTCATCACCTGCATCCTCATGGGCTATTACATCGGCAATCGAGCCATTGCGCTTGATGTCCCGTTCACTGATCCAAACGGAGTTCAACGGCCTGCCAACTGGCTAAGAAACTCAAGCGCCCGTGATCGTGAGTCGCTTGGCATCGTGTGGCAGCAACCGACCGATGCCGGCTACGACCAAAGATTCTTTTGGGGCGTTGACAATCCAAAGCAGTTAAATGATAAGCCTGCTGTTGATGAAGACGGTAAAGAGCTTGGCTATACGCAAACCGGCCTAAAGACATTGTGGAAAGCAACGCAAGAGCAGATTGCATCAACCTTGCTTGCCCCATCTGATTGGCGTGTTGTTAAAGAGCTAGAAATCAACAGCAGTTTTGCTGCTGCTAAAACTGCCTTTCCTACTGCATGGCAAACGTATCGAGCTGGTGTTCGTACGTCATGCAATACGCGCCAAGCTGAGATTGACGCTTGCACAACTGTTGATGAGTTGAAAGAGCTGTTGTTTGGATCGGCAACAATACAGCAACAGAAGAAAGATGCTGACGGCAAAGGCATCACTGAAGCCGTAACTTATCAAGATCAAAAAGTAGATGAGAAAGGTGAAGGTGTTGTGGATGAAGACGGCAAAGCCGTAATGGAAGACGTTACTGAAGACCGTCCAGTCATGGAAGACGTACCCAATCCAGCTATTGCTACAGCTTGGCCCGCGGATCCCGAATGACCTTTATTTTTGGTGCGCTAGCAGGGGCTGTATTAACAACCCTTTTTCTAGCGTTCGATCCAGACGATGACCTTTACGAGGATGAACGACGTGACTACTAGACCCGACCCAATGATTCCTTGCAAGCCAGGCGCTGAAGATCTTGAGGCAATGAACAACCGCATTACGTGGTTAGACATGCTTTACAAGCTGGAAGGCCGCGACAAGCCAGATCATCCTCAACGCGGTCTTTATACGGGACTGCATAAGCGCCACTTCTCAACGTTCCCTGGAACGGATGAGAATTGAAAAACAGATTGTTAACTGTCCATTGGCTGTCCCAGTTAATGTACCTACAGAAAACGTTGACTCTCTCAACAATGATCAAAGCATTCGCAGTAGCTGTTTCTGGTGTTCTCGCTGGTTCAGCTGCCTGGGCAGGCCCTTATGTGAACGTGGAGAATAACGCTGGTTATTCAGGCGGCGACTATTTAGGCGCAACAACCGATGTTCACGTTGGTTTTGAAGGCGGTGATGGCGTTTATGGCTATTACGTGCAGGGCGGTCCAGCTTTTGTTTCGCCCCAAGGCGAAGACGGTGAGTTTGAACTGTCCGGCAAAATTGGCGGAAACGTGCAGGCAACACAGCAGTTTGGCCTTTATGGCGAGCTGAGCTTCATCACTGCAGAAGAAGATCCTTCTGTAGGTTCCAAGATTGGCGTGAAGTACAACTTCTGAGCTATAACTAGCTTAGGTTTCTCACACAGGCCGACAAAGGGCTCCCGCAAGGGGGCCTTTTGTTTTATCTGTCATCACCATGCAAAAAGTTTTTAATCTGCTTGGCGCTACAGCATTCTTGATGTCTGGAGCAATAGTCGTTGGATCAGCTGTGCTTTACACCCGCATCCCATCGATCACGAAGCACTACATGGATGAGCTTCAAACTGAGCTAACCAAGATTGTGACTGACATGGTGCCAGCCAAGATTGATGCTGTTTTACCCGAATTACCCAAATCGACAGGGCCTGCAGTGCCAAATGGCATCAAGTTGCCATTCTGATAGGTGCCTGAAATACCAGAGATTGGGGTAAGGCCAATTGTCGTGCCGACAATTTCTATAGGCCAGCCAATACCACTACCCGTTTTACCAGCAGCACCGCCGGTCACGTCTGCACGTTTTCCAATTATTGACATGCCTGGATGTGTTCGGGCAAGGATTACCAAAGGCAAAGGCGTCGAAACGTTTGAGGACGATTCACGCGGCACAGTAACGCTGTGCGAGGGTTCGGTTCCTGTCTATGACGCTCCTAATTACAGCCCCCGTGATTTCACATGGGTGCAGCCACCACAAACAAACACAAAAAAGCCAGAGCTAAAAGCCCCGGCCGCAGTCCCTTCCCCAAGTGTACCAAGTGCCGACACCGGCCTTCCAAACTTGCCACAGGACAAACCGTGCCCACCGTTTGGTGCGTTAGAAATTGGATCGTTTAACAAATTAGGGACGCAAGTTCTGGCGGGTTACGAGCTGCAAGATGGCGACTGCGTCAAGACCTGGGCCTCAGTCCCGGTGAGCCAGGTTGTTAATAATTACTTGCCGGAAGTTGGCCCCACGTTCTCTGTGGCGCTCACAGCTGCTTTTGCCACAACAGCTGCGATTTTGTCTAAGCCGATTGCATCGGTGTTGCAAAAGCTAACTAAGCCAATCACGAAGAAGGTTGTGAAAAAGCTTTTGTTCAAAAAGGATGTACCGGTATCTTTGCGGGAACGGATCCTGGCGCAACGAGATCGGAATCGAGCACTAATGGCTTTACGTCGGGCTGTGGGTAAGTGATGGCGTGGGTGTGGTCTTCTACAGGGATGGGCCTGAGAACTACATCAGCACAGATGGCTTTGAAGGGACTGTTATCAGAAAAGCCATAGCCATCGCGAATTGCCTGTTGGCACGCTTTTAAGCGCCCCATTTCGTAGTTCAATCTTTTATCAGCCAAGCTCTGTTCATAAAGGGCAACCTGTTTTTCTGCGGCTTTGAGGCACAGGTTGATAGCACGACGATCTAATGGCACAGATATTGTTGCAGTGATCCCAAAATTGTTGCTGTAATTGCTTCGATACCCCGTCCTCATTGGTTTCATGAAGATAACTCGGCCAGGACTGTCGGGAATTCCGTCTGGCCCGTCCAAGCCTGTTTCTGGATCGGTCAAACCGTAATTATCGCTGTTATCGTAAACTGGCTCTTCATAATATTCATTGTTAGGTTTACCCCAAGAGTGTACGCCAGACATAAAAGGAGACACATTTAGCGTTGCTCCGTCACATTGAATCCCAGAACCAAAGCTAAATTTTTGATATTGACCCGGTGTTATTTGCACAGCTTGATTAACAACTGAGCCGCTACTATTTGATACTGGAGATGCAGTTGCGCTGACCTGTGCAGCGACAGGTCCGGCATAGATTAAACCGAGCACCAGTGCAGTCGCGGTTGCTTTCATTGGCTAAAGGTGCTGGTTGAGTCGGTCACGCTTTCGATAATTGTTTCTCTGTCAATAATTACTTTTTCGATCAGACCGGGGCCCTGATAGGTTTCCGCAAATTGGAAGGCAGCACCTGGCGTCGATTGAACCCAGCTGCTGCGATTGGCAAGGTCTAGACCTGCACGGCTAGCTGAAGGGCTCACCACTGCGCTTGCTGGCTCAACGCCTGTGCCTGAAACGGTGTATTCCCAGCCAGTGCGGTAAGACTCTGAAACAATCGACTCTTTCACGATTGTTTTTGACTCTGTGTGGCTTGAGACCTGGCCCTGCGAAAAATTTGGTACGACAGGCACCGCTGCCGCTGGTGATGCCAAGAGCAGCAAAAGCGCACTAGCGGCTTTGAAGTTCACTGATTACCTGCCCGATTGCACTGGTGTTCGCCCCACCAGCGGTCACCGTGATTGCCCCTGAAGTGTGCAGGGTGCCTGCCAATGTTGATGCGGTGCCTGCGGCTGTGCTGGTCACATCGCCAAAAGCGGGCACAGCTCCAACGGTCGGGGCAGACGTGGGCACAAGATCGCCTTGCGAGTAGCTGCTTGCAAAGCTAAAAGAGTTGCCCGCAGTCTTCTGCGTTGCGTCTGGAATTGTAATTGCGTTAACACCGTTGGTAGCTGCCCCAAGCCCCCCAAGGGCGTCGGCCGTGGTGCTGCCGCCTGCGCTCACAGACGTGTCAACTCCGTTCCCGCTGATGCTGTAGCTGTTGCCAACGCGAACAGCACGGGTTGAAGCACCTCCGACATCGAGCTGAACGCTGCTGCTGATTCGGTGGGTAAGGTCAGCCTTAGCAGGTAAAACAGCCGCCAAAGTAATGCTTAATACCAAAAGTGTGCGGGTCATTTGATGCCTGCATTGGTTTTACTGTTGTCAACAATAACTCCGTTCTCCTCTTTCTTTTTCTTGCCAAGTTTGCCCAGGGCTGGCGTATAAGTCGCGGCCGTTCCGGTCAGCAAAGAGGCTGGAAACGTGGGATCTACACTTTGCGAAAAAATGCCGAGATAATTTGCCGTCAAAATCCCCATTGACCACAGCAGAATGGTCACGCGGACAACATCTCCTAGCCAGGAGTGTTGCTGATCGTCTTGTTCTTCCGACTTGGTTTGCGGTGTTTCTGCCATGGCGTAACAGAGCTACTCTCTAAGGGTAACGATCAGGCCAAACCATGCTGCTACTGATCCGTCCAATCCTGTTTCGGTTCTTGCAATCGGAGGGAGTCAAAAAACTGGTGGTCGATCTTTTGACCGCATACGCCAAATCGACCGAATCACAAATAGACGATCAAGTCGTTTCCTATGTGGTCAAGTTCATGTACCCGGAAAACAGAATTGAAAAATAAAAATGGCCGTTGGCCAAACCGTTTACGACCAGCCATTATCGGGCCGTCTGTAGGTTTTCTGAGCGTGCTCAGTTTGCTGCCCTTCTTCCAACATTTCAGGGATGACTCGCCCTACCACCTGGCTGGCGTTGCGGCCCTACAAGAGGCCATGCCTGCTGAGCTTCTACAGGAAGACAGCCAGTGGTTCGAGGCGTGGCGGGCTGCTGGGATTGACGAAGAGGTCTATGTCCCTTACTTCAAGCAAACAGACAACGGCCCCGATGGATGGCGTGATTGTTTCGCCTCTTCCGCCGCCATGCTCGCAGCCAGCGCCAATCTGGTCGCTAGTGATAACGAGTACATCTTCCACCTATCCCGTTTCGGGGACACCACCAGCGTTAACGCCCAACTCCGCACGCTCAAGTTTTTGGGCATGGATGTGGAGTTCACTCAAGAGGGCAATCCGCAGATGATTGAAGCGGCCATATCTCGCGGATCCGCCGTTCTTGTGGGCTGGTACGACAAGGGCGACCTAACCAAAGGCGAACCGCCAATGTGCAGTGGCCTTGCGTGCGGCCATTGGTCGGTGATTACGGGGGTCCAGGGCAAGCACAGTCCGGTTGGCGATCAGTATTACGTCATGCACGACCCCATGGGTTATCCACTTATGCAGAAAGGCGGGCATGATTTATCCCGGTCGGGAGAGTCCGTGCAGATTCGTCAGTCGGAGTTCAACTACAGGTGGCTGATTGAAGGGCCAAATTCAGGTTGGATGATCACTGTTCGCGGCGCTTAACGCCTAGGCGGTCGGCCTTAATTGCAGCCAACAACTTGGTGTAGTGATCCTGGCCCGCCATAAAGGGCGAGAAAAACTCGCCCTCTAAGATCAGCCCCATTTTGTCCAGCTCTCGAAAAGCTTGGAGTTCAGGGCCTGCCATCAGAACGGAATGTCTGTGGCTGGGGCCTTGTGTGCCGGTGGGTTGATGGTGCCGTACCAACCTTCGTCGTCTTCCTTGCCGGACTTCGCATTGAAGCCAGCAGAAATTGCGGTGACAGTTTTTACCTCTCTAGCTTCAAAATCCCAAACTTGAATTTCTCTGTGTTTGGCGGGATCATCCGCAAGGTTCATCAAGTGTTGGCAGAAAGCCGGGATTGATTCCACAGGGATTTTTAGCTGCAGCCTTTTGCCGCCTGGGTTGTATTGATGGTCGGCGTCGTTCTGGTAAATGTTCCATTTGCCAGGGACGGGAAGCGCGGGGTTGAAATCAGCCATTGATTTTGTCGGGGGTAATGGAGTTAGCCAGCTCAAAGGCCAGCACGTCATGAAGCTTGTATCTGATGCGCGGAGCGCGGGGGCCAAAAACCTGCCGCACTTCGTAGAAAGCGGGCCCAGTGCCTGCCTGTCGGTAACGGCGCAGGGTGTTGGGATGTTTGCCCCACCGCTGCGCTAGCTGCTGTTCAGAAAAGTAGGGCCCGGAATAGTTCGGGTCATAGTTGGCCTGGATCATGGTCATGCCGTTGCAACCTTTTCGACTTCGGCTTTTCTTGCCTTATACGCCTTCATTAGGTCTTGTTTGTGGGCGTCGGTTAATCCAGCATCGTTTCCATTTTTGTCTTTACCGTTGCGAATGGCGGCTTCCATGGCCATCCAGTTAGAACCAGGGCCAGCGTTCTTAATTTTGGTTTCCCAGATATAAAAGGGCCCCGTTTTAATGTCTTTTTCGACGATTTCTTGAGTGCGCTTGAACTCCGGGCTAGGCGTTGGCCGGGGCTTTGGTGCAGGCTCTGACCCACGGGTCAGGTTCTCAGCGTTCTCTTCCTTGTCATATAACGGCAAACCAAACTGGTTGCCGAACGTCCGTAAGGCTCGCTTGATTGCGTCGGTCTCTGCACCCTTAACGGCGTTTTCATGGTCGTGGCTGTTGTCGCCTCCCCAGCCTTCACGGGTAACACCACCGGCACGGACGCGAACGCGGGCGATGTAAGTGGGTTGCTTTTCGTTCACACATTTCATTTCAAGGGTTTCAGTACTCCAGCCATCAAACCCAAAGATTCGGTTGGCTTCTGAAATGGCGTGTTCGCCGGAGATGTAGTCGAGCGTGCGACCTCCAGCACCCTTGCGCTTTTTGACGTTGTTGAGGTCAAGCGGTGCAGCCAAGGATTCTTTGGCGGCTTGATCTAGAAGAATCGTGGACATGTCCATTATTTGAAGGCCCAAGAGGGCAGTGAAAGGGTTTGCGGTTCCATCGGGGTGTACCCCGGCCAGTTGTTAAAAACTCTGCAGTTGGCGATCAAGTCCAGAGCCTTGCGGCGCAGATAACGGCCTTCTGCGATCGCGTCATCATCAAGGCGATATATGCCGATCTGATGAGGCGGTTCACGTTCAACAACTACAAAGACAAAACGCTTCATCTGGGACATCTCCAGATAGTGAGCGCATTGCAGGTGGTAAGAAAATGTGGCCACCTGTTTGGCAAAATTGGCTGGGCTTGCCCCACCAGCGGCCACCGTCTTTAGGTCAACGATGGTTTCATTTGGGGTAATCCAATCCAGCCGAGCTTTCATCGGCAAGGCTGTCGAGTCGTCTTCTGCAAAAAAAGACTGCTCAGCTAATCCATCGACAAAAAAGGTGTTGCATAAAAGGTTTCCATTTACGGCGTGATTCATGCCCAAGGCCTTTTGATATTGGGCCAGGGTGATGGGTTGCCGACCGTTGTTGATGGCTTGCTGAACCTCTTCCTTGCCTGCCTTGGTGTTGCGTGGGCCGCAAACTTGATAGGTGTTTTTGAACTTTTCATGTTCAAGAATGAAGCAGTGGGCCAAGGTGCCTTCGATCATTTGAGGGCTTGGCTTGCGTTCAGCACGTCCACCTTCATGCTTCATCCAATAAAGAAGCTCAGGGGACTCCAAAGCCTGCTTCATGTCGCTCTGGCTGTAGCCAGGGTCGCTGAAGTAATCGACCTCTGAGACGGTCACTGAACGTCCTCCCGATCCCAATGGATGCCGCCGGGGCCATAAATGCCTTGAAGCTCAGGCCAGGTCCGCAAGATTTTGGCCACGTTGTCCGGGTCAGCAACCAGGCCAGCGGTGGCCAACTTACGGACAAAGCCGCCGCCATGGACCTGGGCGATATGGAACATTCGGGTAATTTCGCTTTGAGTCATTGAGGGCCTAGAGTCTGCGTGGGCAGACTTCAGAAGCAATGCCAGGGGTGGTTGAAGCACTGGGGTTTGTCCTCCTATTTGTTGAGTTGTTCACAGGCGGCCTGGACGCCTAGGCGGCAGTCGCGTTCGGTCATTTGGTCCAGCGTGCCGGTCAGAGAAACGAATAAGGCACCGCTGAACAGCACGAACAGAAAAGTGGTGAACGCTGGAGCAAACCACCGAGGGTTGCCGGGGTCGTTGTAGAGCTTGGTGCTTTGGTAACGAATTTGCTTCATTGGTTTGGAGAAAAAGGCCCCCGAAGGGGCCGGTAAATCAAACGCGGGAACTCAGTTCGGCTTGGATCATTTCGACGATGGACATCAGGCGGTCTTTCCTTTCGGAGTTGTTCGTGATGACTGCCTGGGAACTCATTTCGAGTGAGTTGTCCATCAAGACCAGGGTGGAGATGGTCTTGCAGCGTTCGGGGGTCCAGAAGTTCATTGGGGTGGTTGGAACTGAAGTAAGTATGACCCCGCCTTGGTAGGTGAATAGTACCCCTTGTGCAGCTTTTTAGATCGACACAAGAAAGGGGCCGTAGCCCCTAGGGTTAATCGATAGATTCCAGGAGGCGCTTGCGCTCTTGGGCCAGGTACTGGTTGAGGTCTTTGACTAGTTGCTGGTGCTGTTCTTGCACCTTGCGGTCTAGTTCTTCCTGGTGGGCCACAAGGGCTTTCAGGTAGTTAGAGCCAAGGTCCATGGGGTGATTGCATAGGCCTATTCATTCTGCACCTGCTGGTCAGTGTTTGGTAGGGATTGTGCAGGTTCGTCAGTTGGCACAGGGACGGTGTTCATCCCATGCTTTGCCAGCAGCCGCTGCGTTCCCATTGCAACTGCATACATTTGGGCGCTGTTGTCTTCTTTTATCTCCTCATGCTTGGCCAGGGCCTGCCGAAACCTGCCGTTTTGCTCCTCCATCTGCTGATGCCATTCTTTAGCAACGTCTGCTGATCGGGCTTTATTCCTTTCCTCCCATTCTTTCAACTTTGCCTCGTGGAACCGTTTTCGTTCGGCAACTGCTTCGGCTTGTTGTCGCTTTCTTTGGGCTTGGTACTTCCATTGGCTAATGACATGGCAAAGCAGCTGTTTGGGATCCAGGTAATAGTGGGTTTTGCTTTTCTTACCTGGCTCATAGCCAAAATATCCTCTGGGCATTGCGCCAATGCCTTGATGCTTGTCCCATGGCTGCTTGTCGCCTCGCCACATAGCCCGGATGATTTGATCACTTAGATCTTTAGCGGCTCGTTTCTTGCCCATGCCGAAAATCTTTTGTTGAACAATTACACGGCGTACCTCTACAAATGCTTCAAACTCGGGTAGCCATCCCTGTTCTTTAAATTCCAGCAGGATCTTTTCCACGCGCTGCATCCTGATTTTGTTCTTAGCAGTTGCGCGTCTGCTGATTTCGTCATTGACAAACTTTTGCAGGATCCGTAACTCGTAATCTGTGAAGCTTGTAAGGGATGCCCCATCCTTAAGGATTGCCGCGGGCCTAACGGCAAATTTTTCAGTCCTTACGATTGGCTCCTGCTCAACTTGATTCGGCCGACGCTGAAGAGTCTCTAACTCCTCATGCCATTTTTCATATTCGTCTGGGTGGTGGCCCATCTGCGTGATCTTGTCGTGCAGCCAAACACGACGTTTTTGAGTCTTGTTTTGACCATTGCCGTGGTCGTGGTCGTACATGGGGTTTAGATATCTGTTTGGTTTGCTCATTGCAGTTCCTCCCAAAAGTTTTCGACAGCGGCCAAGATTTCGTCGGCGCTGCCCTCGCCAACGTGGCTGATCAAAAGCAGGTCTTTGCGGGTCAAGGCCATAACAGCCCCGACGTTTTTGTAACCACGCCGCCATAGGGCGTTATGAGCACGGATTGGCAGCATCAGCCGATCTAGCGGCATTTCATGCAAGCTTTCTTGTTTAGGAGGCTCTAAGGCCTCGCACAATTCGCGAATGTCTTCGCGGGTTAGGGACTGGCCCTCTGGTGTGTCCCACGCCATGACCCCATTGGCCAGATCTTCACGAATCAAGCTGGCCAGGTAGGACAGCTGGGGTTTAGTCAATTCCATAAAGCAGAGGTAGATAAGGCCGGGGTTGACAAGCCTGCGCCCATAAGTTGGCGACTCCTCACTGTTATCCCCGGGAAGGCCCGAAGGCCTCAGAACTGAGCAGCGAGGCCGGTGGCCAGGTGCTTAAAAAAGTGATGGAAATCGCCGTTGCGGAAATCCAGTTGCTGAAGGATGCCGGTGATCTGCTGGCGCTCTTGGCCCTTGGTGCTGAGGATGCGATCAATCACAACGTCGGTGGTGATGATGTGCGAGTCGCCGGTTGTAGGGCTGGTGACTTCGTAGGTCTTGAGGGTGAAGTCTTTTTCAGCGAAGAAGGTGGAGAGGTTCATGGGGTGGTTGACTGAACTGAGCTAAGTATGGCTCTTGCTGGTAGCTAAGTGGTAGGGATTGTGCAGCTTTTTAAGTTGGCACAACCCCTTAAGGGCTAACGCCCTCACCAGCGATGCTTGGTGATGATCTGAGTTTTGGCCTTGCCTTCTGCCCAGTCCCAAAAACGAACCTCACGGCCAGTCGAGAACTGCCCCCAAAACGGAAGAGCCGTCTCGCTGTCCCAGAAGTTCATGGCGCAATTTAAACTGTGCCAGACCAGCTGGTCAGGATTGACGTGCGCCACAACCTCCATGACTTGATCCATGGTCTTGAAGACCAAGGACTGGCCATTAGGAGTACGGAGCGTGAAGCCAAGAACCTTCTGGCCTACGCGGTCGAGCTGAAGAATAAACATCGGGTCTCCCCCGGAACTGAAGTAACTATGACCCCAATTGGTAGGTGTTTGGTAGGTACTAGGACAGAGTTTCAATTGTCACTGTTGCCCCTGGACGTTCCCCAGGCAGGCAGTATCTCTGACAAGCACTCAGCACCACCACGTAGCAATCGTCGGTAAATGCCGACCCAGTCAGCCCATCAAGCAGACTCCGACACACTTTGTCGATGTCGTTCTTTTTGGCCGTGTAATGCGTGCGAGCTGATGGACGCAAATTGCCTTTGGCCCCAAAATCACCCTTAGGGCGCAAAAACCGAAACTCAACGGCAACGCTGCAGGCTTGCTCAATCAACTCATCGCAGGCAGCCAATGCCTCAACTCGCACGGCGTCTCTCCAAGGCCCGACACGTTCTGAGGCTTCTCGCATCCCGTAACGAGTGCGGATTTTTGATCCTTGCGGCGCGGCTTCGATTCCCGAAATTTCGATGTCGTAACGCATAAAAAAAGCGGGGTGCTCGAATCCCCGCCCGGTGCTCTTCCCCTTCAACGCTAGTTCATGTCATTTATCGCGCAAGGCGTCCCCTTTACGTCACTCCCAACAGCAATTCGCGGAACGCTTCAGCCAAATCAGCTGGCGGTTCTTTGGGTCATCCAGACCTATGCCGGAGCAAACGCCGACTGTTGGCCGTCCATCAAAACCATCGCTGATGGTGCATGTGTTTCTGTTCGCACTGCTCGGGCTGTTGCTGGGCAGCTGGAGTCCATGGGACTCCTCCAGCGCGAATCACGCCGAAACGATCGAGGCGACTGCTGCACAAACCTCTACCGGGTCACCGTCAACCACCTGGCCAATGTTGCCCCACCGTCCTTAGACCCCCCGGCAGCATCTGCCGCACCCCTAGGCAGGAAATGCCGTACCCCCCGGCAAATGGTGCCGGACCCCCCGGCAGGAGCTGCCGCCAAACTAAATACAAAAGAACTAAATACAAAAGAACTACAAA